ACCTTCATATATGGTAAGTCGAGTGCCTTTATCTGGGAATAAATTTTGCCCAAAAAGTTGATGGTCAGTGTTAGTACCTTCCATCCAAAAGTCTTTATCCTTAGTTTTGACTTTTGCTGCACATACCTGACCAGTTTTAGTGAAGTAGTGCATCCGTAATGTGTCTCCATCTTTGTGGATACGATATTTACGGCAGGTCTCCTCTGATAGACCTCTTTTCCTAAGTTTTACAGGTTCGCCTTTTAACATAGTAGTTTTGGCCTTGACGATGGTGGTTTCGTGTAACTCCCCGCTACTAAAGTGGTTACATACAAAACAATAAGTATGTCCATCATCATATACGGAATTACCGTCTGACGAACCGCAATTAGGACAGCTGGTGTGATATAAGAATGTTGATTCATCTGAGCCAGTCAACTGGGATTGCATAGTAAGCACACCAAGGGAAACCGTTCTTTTCTGCCCATTTTGCGTATGTAGTTTTGGAACGTTTGGAAATTTTATTGTTAGGTGATTGAAATATTATACGAATGTCTAAGTCTGGGTGAGATTCTTTAACTGCTTTCATCTTACGCCTCTGATCTGGAGGAAAGTAACCCTTAGCTTCGAGGTATATATCCCCAACCTTGAAGTCAGGGATGTAGTTTGCCTCGATAAGATAAGGTAGTTTCTCAGATTCATACTGATAAGGCACTTTCATCTGATCTAACAAGTCAGCAACTTGCTCTTCTAAATGACTACGCATTAGAAGTCGTCAACCTCTACTGAGGCGGGAGTACCAGCTGCTTCAACATTAGGATCTTCAACCTTAAAACCACTGGTAGCACCAAATAAATCTGCTGCATCTTCAGCTGACATGTCTCCATTGTCAACTACACCAGCTCCATTGTTAAGACTAATAACTTGTACTGCCTTTAGTTTCAATGATGTACCGATGTCACCGCTTGGAAGTACATAAGGTTTTTGGAAGAAAGCTATCTTAACTTTACTACCGCTGTATATTGGTGTGTCTTTATCTTTGATCTGTGTTCCTTCTGTGTCAACAACAACAGGGATAACCTTGTCGCCATCTCTCCAGCTGAAACGTATGTGGTATGTGCCTTTAGTATTGTCAAGCTCTTCCCAAGGCTCAGGCTTTACAGTAACCCTCTTAGGGTTCTTAGCCTTGCTTCTCGCCCATTCTAAGGCAGAGATACGCTCCTCTTCAAGTTTAGATACAAGCTCTTCTTGAACAAGAGCTGATAGTTTGTAGCCCCATTCACCTGCTTTTAAGATAGCTTGGAAGCCATCTAAGGTTACAGGTTCGGGTGTTACATAAGTGTGGGCCATGTTTAACAGAAAAAATAGGTGGAATTTGAAACAACTTTGGGATCTAGTGTTCCAATGATTGGCGGTGGCTCCGAGGCGTTGATGGTTTTGGCAAATTCTGACAGCCAACACTTCTCGGAAAAGATATTGGAGTAGGTTTCTCGCACAAGGCGATTGAGTGTTCCCATGTCTCCTGCTCTGCAAAGAACAGAGTCATGGATAACTGTGAATGGTTCATCAAATTGATTAAAAGATCTGTGAAGGATCGAAGCATCGAATGAATGAATATAATTTGGGGCAGTGCTAGACTTATGTTTAAGAGGACTAGGTGTGCTTCTACCTGTAGGTATTCTTACACTTGTACGTCCTAATAACTGCAGCTCCATCTGTTGTGTCTCGATGTCGTCTCTTTTTTGATTGACAACAAAACCAGATGGTGTAACCCACTCAACTTCTTTAGCACCATCTCTGATGTAAAGTCCGACATGCTTTTTTATCCATCGCATCACATTCATTGGGCCAGGCACGATACTGTCCATACTACTGTAAATAGCATTGACAACCTGTGTTAACTCATCCTTTGTAGGATTGATACCCTTTTCAAGTAATGCCTCACGTATGTACTTGCGACTACTATCCTTAGTAGCATTGTATGGTATGGTCATAACCGTGCGTTTGCACACGGATCTGTTCATCCAAGGGTGCATGTAATCTGGGAGAAACTGTTTAGCATTTTCAGCTACTGCTTTGTAAGCATCACTAGGTTTATCACTAGGTACTACATTAACAAGTTCAGCTGTGCTTTTGTCAGCTGCCAAGGCAGCGAGGATCTGTAATCCTGAGCACGTGGCATCAACGGCCACCATTAGACCTGTAGTAGGTTTATCTTTAGCAATACAACAGTGGTAGTATTCATGACAGCTTGACATAAATTGCCAAGGCTCGTCTACCTCTTCCCATTCAGATAAATATCTAACTGGGTCAGTGGCAACTTTAGTGATAAGCTCGGTATTCTCAGACACCCATTGATGTCTGTCCTCTAGTGTACTTTTATCTAAACCATAAGTTGTGGCTACTTGAAAAGACAACCATAACTCTGCTTCATCTGTCACACTAGACTCATCAGCAAAGTTTAAAATAGCTTTACCAAAGTCTGTATCTTGAGGTGTGAGGAAAGCTGGGATGGGGTATGCTCTTCCCCTGTAGTCGAAAGACCAACATAGGTAGAACGACTCATCTTTAAATTTCTCAGCTGCCTCTAATTGTGTTCTGGTTCTGACTGATCTTTTAAAATTGATACGGTCAGCATTGTAAGCCTCAGCCATAGATCTTCTCCATGACAAGTTAGACTCAGCATTATCATCAGCATCAGCAGGACGTGATGGTTTGTAAGCTGGAGCTATAGGTATAAACTTACCTATTACTCTACCTCTCAACCTCATCTCCTCTGCTACTTCCAGTACATGACGATTTACACAGTACTTCACCCGCTGTAACTTGTTTAAGAAGTTAATTGGTGCTTTCCCGTGTTTAATGATGGGGTTAGATTTTCTTGTAAGATCATGACCTCTCATCATACGATTAGTTAAGTAACCACCGTAGATAATCTGTCCTTCTTCATCGTATCCCCAGTCATCTGGAACAACGAGCATTGGCCAAGGTATTCCAGAGAATAATTCAGCTGTTTTGATTAGCTCGTCACGCTTTGTCTCGAACTCAGGTGTGGGTACAACCTTGTATTCATAACGTTTGCGTTGGGTCTTACGTTTGTTGATGGTAAACCAGCCTGTTGATTCCATTACAGAAGTCAAGCCCCATCTACCAAGAGATACCTTAGTCTTTGTACCCCATGCTGGCCATCGTATGTCATGCTCACCAAATTTCTTGCTGGCAATAACTTGTTTCTGCATAGTGCCACAAGCATCATGAAAATACTTGTCACTAATGTAGTGCATAAGCCCTGGGTAATTATGCTTATACCATCTAAACTTACACTCTGTTTCAAGTGCAGATCCAATGGCAGACATAGTTGGGACGAGTAAATTAGCTTGTCTTTTAGTACTAAATACTCTGTCAAATGTCACCTTTAGGAGGATAGTGGCAATGGCCAGTGGTTCTAAGTCGTCCAGATACAGGGAGATCTCTTTATAAAATTTACCTGCCTGCCCTTTACTCAATCGGTAAAAGGTATCTTCAACGGTCTTGATTAAGTACGGTAGTGCTTCTCTGATTGATGACACCCCGTACACGCTTGCGGAAGCGTAGGATTTCCCTTCTAGTTTCTCTAAAGAATCGTGAAGTCTTTGCTTCCCACAGCTGATTGCCTCCTGCTCTAGGAGAAATTGTCGGTGTAGGTTTGTATGCGTCACCATAAGCGAGAAAAAGTGAGTATTCGTAGTCATCGAGACGGTCAATTTGGCGTTGTGTCAAATTAGTCATCGTACATTTTACATTGTTGTTCATAAGGAAATACTTTACAGTATTCCTCCATGCTAGTGAAGCATTGCCAATTCGTCAAGTAAAAACCTAACTCATGTGCTGCATTACGTTTGGTTGTGAGCTGTCCTTGAGAAGCTAGTATAACTAAGAACTTATCTATTGTTGGTGGCCCACACGGGTCAAGCTCAAGGCTGACCTCGCCTGTGTCATCATCAATGTAGTAACCTAGTCGATCTAAAATCTCAGATAAGTCATGTGGATTTAGTGTCATAGTAGATCATGTAATGTGTCAAGGATTGCATTACTGGTCATAACTACATAGTCGCAGTCATTCATCAGTAAATTCTTCATGTATCGTTTGGCAGCTATACCTTGGCGGTATGATCTCTCTTCGATCTTGCCGTTGGGCTTGATTGCCCTAACAACACAAACGTAGGAGGCGGGCAAATCCCAGGTGAGAGCTGCCTCGTGACCCATATCGAATGTCACTTCGGTCAATTCATCAGTGGCGTTCCATCTGTTGAGTTCTCGTATGCGATTTTTAAAAGGGTCTGACTTTGCCATAATGAATAGAGTCGTATTGATTTGTGTGCAGGTGGTGGTGTGTTACGGCCTAGGTGTGCTACGAAAGCGAAGAACCCTAAGCAAACCCATGTGAATAGGATGCCATTTAAGCCTGCTCTCATACAAGCTCCTCATCAAATCGCTTCATAGCAATCTCAGCTTGCTTGTCCTCATCGTAGTAAGGAAAGGCTGCCTTGACCTCTTCAAAGATAGCTTCAAGGCGTTCTTGTGCGTGTGGTGTACTCATTAGCAGATAAAGTGTCCGCTGCATGAGAATGACCACTTGAATGGATACATGTCACCATACTCTTGAGCAACTCTGGCATCAATGATCTTGGCAATGTCATCTCTGTCCTTGTATGTTAGGCAGTCGGCAACATTGATGTCCTTGGTACGGTGGAGCTGCTTGTTATGCTCCTCCGCTTGTTTCATGAGGTCATCGTATTCCATTAGTCCAGCTCCTTCTCTTGCTTGAGTGTTCTGAGATTGTGTGTCTCGATCTTGAACTGTTCATCATTGGAAGGTCTGTCCATAATCCTGGAAAGCCTACATATGACAGCTTCTTTGCTGTCGAACACACCTAGTAGCATGTCTTCCATTGTGTATGGGCTGACACGTGTGAGTGTGTAAACGATAGGGTCATCGCAAGCATCAAAGGTTTTGATGTACTTGTCACCGATAGGTTGAGTGATGTTTGTTTTGATGGAATTAGCCATGTGATTGGAGCCAGATAAGGGAACGTTGCATAGTGTCGGGGTCATCACCGAACTTACCGAAGGCTACGTTGCATGAGTCGCAGATGTAACCTCTGAACTGGTCGGTCTTGTGGTCATGGTCTAGTACCCATTTTGTAGTATGCCTACCACATGCAGGGCAGTCACCAGACGATGGTGGCACATGTTGTCGCCTAAGTCTGCGTCTAACAGTGGCGTGATGGTTTGAACAGGTCTTGCACGTATTCTTACGACCTGCACCCGCAGTGCTGAATAGTGGGAAGTCCTCTAAGATTTTGACCTCCCCGCACTCTTTACATTGTTTAGAGGCAGTCACTGTAGTAGTTGGTGTAGACTACTTCGTCTGCTAGATGGCCGAGACCTGCATCTTCGAGTATGTCGTAGATGTCTCTACCGTCTTGATCAAATTCAACAGTAATTGTGTTGTTTGATGCTGGGTTGTAGTTGTACCCTGCCTCTAGTAAAGAGGAGGATACAGACTTGTCAAATGTAACAGTCATTGTGTGGCTAGACATTAGGAAGTACAGGTTGTTGCAAGACTCGCACTTTGGCAAGCTTGTGTTTGTATATTGAGACTGGTGTAATCTCTTTGCACTTGACACTCTTGAGTTTGCAGTTGGCATTGACCCAGAAGCCTAAGCTCATGTTAGGTTGTGCAAGTAGGTTGGCGATAGCTCTACGAGATACGTTGGTATACTCATAGCGTGTATCTGTCAAGAACTCAACAATGGCTGTGCCTGATAATGGGTCTACGTCAATAGACTTGACACATGTTGAAGTACGTGATTTAGGTTGCATGGTATAAAGTAGTAAACAGCAGAGGGTGAGACCCTCATACAACCAATGTAGCATGGCTGTAGGAGAGCGTCAACCCCATTGGGCTGCCATTGCATCTGCAATACCTTGGTACGTAGTAGAACGTAGTTTCCATCTGTCTTTTGACGGTGGCAGGTAGTGTAGACGTTGGCGTATCTTGTTAGGTAATCCTGACACATCTACAATGTCGGTGGGTTGTAGCTTGGGTAAGCCACGTAGCCATAGGCCAGTCTTTTTTTGTTCTGAGTGGCCGAACATGTAGGGCTGGACATACTGGGTAGCAGGGCCGAGCTTGCTGCGTGACGATAGTGCACCTACAGGGTTTTCTATACATAGTTTGACACCTGATGACTCGTGTAAGTCCCAGATACGCTCTACAAACT